TGAATTATCTATAAATGGTGATTTATCTTATCTTAATTTAGACTGGAAGCCAGTACCTATTATATCTAAGTTTGTTGATATAGTAGTTAATGGTATATCTGATAGGACTTACGATGTTAAGGCTTACTCTCAAGACCCGTATGGTGTTAGTAAGAGAACTGAATACATGGAAAGTATCATAGCTGATATGAGAACCAAAGAACTAAATGCTTTTACTAAAGAAGCTTTTGGAATTGATATATCTAATACACCTGAAGAGGAATTACCTGATTCAAAAGAAGAATTAGAATTACACATGCAGCTTAGTTACAAGCAAGCTGTTGAGTTAGCTGAAGAACAAGCTATTAATACTATATTTGATGGTAACAAATATGAGTTAACAAGAAGAAGAGTAAACTACGATTTAACAGTTATTGGTATAGGTTGTGTTAGAAATACTTTTTCTAAATCAGAGGGAGTTAAAGTTGACTACGTAGATCCTGCAAACTTAGTATACTCATATACTGATTCACCTTATTTTGATGATATCTATTATGTTGGTGAGGTTAAGATTATACCTGTCAACGAGTTAAAGAAAGAATTTCCAGATCTAACTAACGAAGATCTTGAAGGTATCATAAAGCAGCCTCATCCTAGTAGCAATGGGTATAGCAAAGTTAATTACGATGACATCGATAACAATCAAGTAGAGATATTATACTTTAATTATAAGACCTACATGAATGAGGTATATAAAATAAAGCAAACGTCAACAGGAGCATCTAAAATAATAATTAAAGACGATACTTTTAATCCTCCTGTAGAAATATTGGATGAGAAGTTTGAAAAAGTATCCAAATCTATTGAGGTATTATATGAGGGAGCTTTAATAGTTGGTACCAAGAAGTTGTTAAAATGGGGTATGGCCAAAAATATGATGAGGCCAAAGAGTGATTACACTAAAGTTAAGATGAATTACTCTATAGTAGCTCCTAGAATGTACAAGGGTCGTATAGAGTCTCTCGTAGGAAGGATAACTGGTTTTGCTGATATGATACAGCTAACTCACTTAAAGCTTCAACAGGTGATGTCTAGGTTGATACCAGACGGTGTCTACTTAGATGCTGATGGTGTTGCTGAAGTTGACTTAGGTAATGGTACAAACTATAATCCCCAAGAAGCACTTAACATGTTCTTCCAAACTGGTAGTATTATAGGTAGATCTATGACATCTGATGGTGATATGAATCCAGGTAAAGTACCTATTCAAGAAATAGCTAGTGGTAACGGTGGAGCTAAGATGCAAAGCTTAATACAGACTTACAATTATTATCTACAAATGATAAGAGATGTAACTGATTTAAATGAAGAAAGAGATGGTAGTACTCCAGATAAAAATGCTTTAGTTGGTATACAAAAAATAGCAGCAGCTAACTCCAACACAGCAACTAGACACATATTACAATCAGGATTATTTCTAACAGCTGAAACAGCAGACTGTATATCTTTAAGAATATCAGATATAATAGAGTATGCTCCTACAAGAGATGCTTTCATCCAAAGTATTGGTGCTCACAATGTAGCAACACTTGAGGAAATGTCTAATCTACACTTATATGATTTTGGTATATTTATAGAGTTAACACCTGACGATGAGGAAAAGCAAATGCTTGAAAATAATATTCAAGTAGCTGTAGCTCAAAAAGGTATTGATCTTGAAGATGCTATTGATCTTAGAGAGATAAAGAACATAAAACTAGCTAATCAGTTATTAAAGATTAGAAGAAAACAAAAGCAAGAAAGAGATCAAGCTCTACAGCAGCAAAACATACAAGCTCAAGCTCAAGCAAATGCTCAAGCTCAACAAGTGGCAGCACAAGCTGAAGTACAAAAGCAACAAGCACTAGTACAAACTCAATTACAACTTGATCAAGCTAAGTCTCAAATGGAGAATCAAAAAATGGTTCAAGAGGTTGAATTAAAAAAGCAGTTAATGCAATTTGAGTTTCAATTAAATATGAAGTTAAAACAAATGGATTTAACTACTATTAATGAAAAAGAAAAATACAAAGAAGATCGCAAAGATAAAAGAACAAAAATTCAAGCATCACAGCAGTCTGAATTGATTGATCAAAGAAAAAACGAAAAACCACCTAAAGATTTTGAATCAGCAGGTAATGATATACTAGGTGGTAACTTTAACTTAGGGTCTTTTGATCCTAAGTAATTACTTTTAATTTTTTATATTATATTATATTATGGCTAAGAAAAAACAAAAAGAAGAGGTTGTTGAAACTACAACCCAAGAACAAGTGTCTGAAACTAAAACTAGTGATGATAAAATTCGTATTAAAAAACCAACATTTACTAAAACTACTGATGAAGTAACAAAAGTAGATCTTCGAGAAGTTAATAAACCCGAAGAAGAGGTGATTAATAAAGAAGAGCAAAGCGAAGAAAATGTCGTTGAACAAGAAAATACAAATGAAGTCTCCAGTGGTGAAGAAGATAAACCAGCAGATTCAGAAGATTCCGTTAAACAAGAAGATCAAGAACAAGATCCCAAAGATGAACAAGACAGTGTTCTCGAGGAGATAACTGACGAAGAGGTAAAGGAAGTAGTTGAAGATTTAAAATCTGAAATTGAACAAGCTGAAACGTTAAAGGAATCAGGGGTAGAACTTCCAGAGAATATTCAAAAGGTTGTTGACTTTATGAATGATACGGGAGGAACTCTAGAAGATTATGTAAAAATAAATCAAGATTTTGATTCATTAGATAGTAATCAATTATTAAAAGAATTTTATAGGTCTACTAAACCACATTTAACTGGTGAAGAAATAGACTTCTTAATGGAAGACTCATTCTCATATGAAGAAGATATAGATGATGAGAGAGATATTAAGAGAAAGAAATTAGCGTTAAAAGAGCAAGTTGCAAACGCTAAGCAACACTTAGATGGTTTAAAGTCTAAGTATTATGATGAAATCAAGGCAGGTTCTAGGTTAACACAAGAACAAAAGAAAGCTGTAGATTTTTTCGATCGTTACAATAAACAATCAGAAGAGGCAACTAAGGTTTCCGACAAACAAAAACTGACATTTAATAAGAAAACCAGTGAGGTTTTTTCCGACGAATTCAAAGGTTTTGAATACAAAGTTGGAGATAAGAGATTTAGGTTTAATGTTAAGGAAACTGATAAAGTAAAGCAAACTCAAAGCGACATAAATAACTTTGTTAGAAAGTTTCTAAACAAGGATAATGAAATGGTCGATGCTAAGGGTTATCATAAGTCTTTATTTACTGCTATGAATTCAGATGCTATTGCAAACCACTTTTATGAACAAGGTAAAGCTGATGCAATCAAACAAAGTATTGCTAAGTCTAAAAATATAGACATGAACCCGCGACAAGGTCACGAAGGTTTTGTTGAAGCCGGTGGAATAAAAGTAAGAGCATTAACAGGTGATAATTCTTCTGATTTTAAATTTAAAATTAAAAAATAATCAAAAATTAAAATAACAAAATTATGGCAGCAGCAGCAGTAAGCTCGGGTGGTAACATAAATTCGGTACCAGCCCCAGCAAAACAAACGCTAAGTTCGGCGTATATTGATTTCACCGCAGCGGGAACCGCAGGATGGGCACAACAGCACTTACCTGATCTAATGGAACAAGAAGCGGCAGTATTCGGTAAAAGAACAATTTCTGGATTTCTAAATCAAGTTGGAGCTGAAGAAGCAATGACATCTGATCAAGTTATCTGGTCTGAGCAAGGTAGATTGCACGTTAATCTAGCAGCTACAGTAACAACTAAAGGTGTTGGATTAGTAACTTTTGCTTCAGCTCACGAATTAAGAGTTGGTGATACAGTTATTATTCACGAAACAGGTGGTGGTAATTTAAAATTAAACTGTTACGTTTCTGCAACACCTAGTACAACTACAGCAAATCTATTACCATATACTCAAGCAAATCTAGGATCTACGGGTCAAGCTTTCTTGGATAATGACGCGGTCACCGTGTTTGTGTACGGTTCTGAGTTTGCTAAAGGAACAGTTGGTCAAACAGAAGCTATAGCACCTACTTTCAAGTCTTTTACTAATAAGCCAATCATCATTAAGGATATGTATGAGATCTCTGGATCTGACGCATCTCAAATTGGTTGGGTTGAAGTAACTGGAGAGTCTGGACAATCAGGTTACCTATGGTATTTGAAAGCCGAAGGAGATACTCGTTCAAGATTTACAGATCAACTTGAGATGACAATGGTTGAGGCTGAGAAAAGTGTAGCAGCAGCAGGAGCCGCAGTTCCAGATGGTACTGAAGGTATGTTTGCAGCTATTGCAGATAGAGGTCATTTTTCAGCGGGTATTGTTGGAAGTTCAGCAGCTGACGATTTAGGATCTTTTGACAATATTCTAAAGAAGTTTGATGCAAATGGAGCTATTGAAGAAAACATGATTTATGCTAACAGAAGTGTATCTCTTGCTATTGATGATATGCTTGCAGCTCAGAATTCTTATGGTACTGGAGGAACTTCTTATGGAGTATTC